ATGGATGAACAGGAACAACACATCGAAGTGCATGCGTATTTTGTCAGGTTTAAGAGTGAATGCTATTATGCCTTGATAGTTGGGAAAAAGAGTGAAGCGCAGCAGTGGTTTGCAAAATATGCCGATGCGTCGACCTTCTTGAATACGCAGAAAATGCGGGAACAAAATGTACGCAATGCCAGAGGCAACCGGTTGATCGGCAGTGAGACAGTGATTATAGATCTGCAGTTTTGCTGTTATTACGGCATAACTGCAAAACGAAAGGAGTTTTGATATGGCCAGATATACGATAGAAGATATTATCAGTGCCGTGCAGGCAGGCGAAGTGACAGAACAGCAGGCGGCAGGAGATCTGAGCAGGTTAGGCAAGTATCAGGAAAGCTCGCAGAGCAGTAAGGAAACAAAACTGAAAATGAAACTGACATTCGTCGATTTGAGTATCGCTTCCAATAAAAATAATCCTGAAGCTGTTTTGCTGGAACGGGAAAGGCTGACGGAGCTGCTTGAACTGTGGCAGAGAATGGAAACTGCGCTGACAGCAAGACAGCTGGAAATATTGAAGGCCTATCTGCAATGCGGCAAAAACACTATGGCCGCTGCCCGCAGTCTTGGCATCAGCCAGCCGGTGATTTTTAAAACCATCAAAAGCGTGCGTCGGAAACTGCAAAATAGATTTGGTATCAGGCTGAAAGCTTTTAAAGAGATTTTGCTGCTGCCGCAAATCGCTCAGGAAGCGCAGAAAGCGCTGGGAGTGGGGCAGCCTTTCGAACAGGAAATGAAGCTGGCTGTCGGCAGTTCATGGCAGACCAGATTCGGGCGAAAGGTTTTTAAGACACAAACTGCCTGTCATATGCCCGAATATCTGCATAATACCAACTCGGATTCAGTTTGTACACTTTGCGGCAAAAAATGCAGCCGCCGCGAGATGCGTACCGAAAGACCGTTGCTGCAGCCCTGGAAAAAAGACCGGCTCGAACAGATCATTGCTGCCAACAGAGTAAGCTGAGAAGTATAAGTTGAAAAATATTTTTGATAACAGGGTATAAAAAACAGCTAAAGTTCATATATAGGTGAAGGATGAAATAATAACTGGACCTGTTTGCGCAAACACAGGCTTTGGATGAGCTTTTGATAACAGCAAAATATAAAATTGCTGTCGAAGGTCTTTGTGGTCAGTGTGCCTGGATTGGGTGGGACGGCATGCCGCTTATAACTGACCGCAGTCAGCCGGAACCGGTGCGGGAATCTGCTGCCCGGGCCGGCATTGATATCTATCAATCAACATGAGTAAAAAATAGAAATATCGGTATCGATGAAGTTTACCATAATCTAAAAATTACAGCCGGCGCGCTGTAAAAGCTTAAAGGAGGTGCTTGATGCGCAATAGTTTTGATTTACTGAACGATATTTTTGACTGGTGCGTCGCCGATGAAGAAATAATGAGAATGCTGAGTGTTACGGATAACACAAATACAGACGTATTAAAGAATAAGTTAAGGCTTGAATGTCAGGCGGACGAAGCGGTAACTGCCGCAGAAGTCCCCTTTATCGCTTACTATTTTACACGCGCTGAAAAGCTGGAGTATAACTGGCTGGTCAATAAAGGCGAGCTTTATGTAGACATCTATACTGATACCCTGTTAAATGCCGGATTGCTGTCCAAACGTTTTCGGCAGCTTCTGTCAGGGCATGACGAGATCCTGCTCAGTTCAGAAGGTCAGCAGAGTATTAGTGCTGACGGTGTTTGCAAATATAGATTGATTTATAACCCGTTGATTGACGGAAAATAAAAATTAAGGATGGTGTTTATTAATGGCAAAAATTGATACAAAAAATTTAGTTCTGCACGGTGTTGGGGAAGCATTCCTGCTTTCCGGCGACGGCAAGGTTTCTGCAAAGCTGGGTTCTCTGCAGGATATGACTATCGAAGTGACTGCGACTATGGAAGATGTATTTGGCGGCGACGGCTTGTTTCCCATTTACAACTACATCAAGGAAAAGTCTGCCAGCTTCAAATTTAAAAATGCCTGCTTTGACCTGAATGTGGTAGCCGCATCTCAGGGCGAAGCAGTGGCTGAAGGCGCTTTTGCTTTTGGCAGTGAAGACATTGTTGTCAAAGCCAGCGATAATAAATTACTGGTAGACTCCGGTGTGGAAGTTGAATCTGTGATAGCTGTCGTAGACGGCGTTGGTCTGGCCCGCGTTGAAGGTTCTCCCACTGGTACGAAAACCTTTGCTGTGACCAGTGCTGGCGTGTTGGATTTCAGCTCTGACCTTACTGCTGGTACTCAGGTGCATATCGATTATGTCTATACTGTGACTGACGGTTCTACTGTCGATGTCAAAACCACTTCCGTACCTGGTTATGTGGAACTGCGGCACACCAGCCAGCCGACCGAGCTGCCGAACGGCCGCAAAGCAGTGCTGACGACCCGCGTTTACAAAGCCCGCTGCGAAGGCGGTCTTACTCTCAGCTATGCACGCGGTGAAGCGACTGCTCCTGAGCTGAACTTCAAATCTGTTGATCCGCTGCGCGGTGACAAAAAATTCGTATCTTACTCTGTAAGCTACGTCGACTAAAAACTTTACCAAAGGGAGTGCTTAAACAGCACTTCCTTTATTTTTTTAGATGAAAGAGGATGACAATGACAGAAATCAAAGACCCTTTTACAGCCTATGAAGATGTGGAATGCCGTGATGGCATTACCCGCAGGATCTATCCTGCCAAATTAAAACATAAAGATCAAATCAGAAAACTTACACCGCTGTTTAACGACTTTGCCATTATCGACAATATTTTCAGCTTTGATACCACTGCTGAAAACGGCGGCGTTGACTATACAGATACTGCCTGGAACGCTATGCTTGATATTTTGGTGCTGGCGTTTGACGAGAAATATAAGAGGGAACAAATCGAAGAATTTTTAGATCTGGCGCTGGCCCGGCAGGTATTTGAAGTTTTCTATGACATTTCCAGCTTAAAAAAAAGAATCTGACGACGACGACGGCGTAACAGAATGGAATCAGCTGTACGCCTCCATCATTCAAAACACGTCCATGACGATGCGTGATGTGATGGAGCTGTCGATACCGCAGCTGGAATACGTTTTAGCTGGCTGCAAAAAGAATAACGAAGAGATGCAGGCACAGGATTCATCGACCTATTCCGGTGCCGATGCAATCCAGTATTTGATCGATTCCGGTCAGATCGAGTAAAAGGAGGTGCATGAATGAACATAGATAAATTAGAAACTGACGGCAAGATCAGCAAAGTGAAACTCCTGCACGATTGCGCAGGTACGCTGCGTACTGCCGCAGCATTAAAAAACAGTCTTGATAAAAGCGCTGCAAGCGTGACAAAAAAGCATCAGGCACTGCAAAATGCACAGCAGCAGGATTTGCAGGGCGCAAATGTAACGGCGACATTGTTTAATTATCAAAAGGCGTTGGCTGCCGCTGAGCGGCAGGCAGGTGTTTTATATAAAGAAGTGCAAAAAAACAACAATAATGATAACGGCGCATTGCTTGACAGCCTGCGTAAGACAGTGCAGGGTTACCAGCAGCTGCACAGAGAAGCAGAGCTTTTACAGGAAGCCTTTGGTTTAAATAACAGTGCTGCCAATATTGATTTTAACGACGTAGATTATTTTATTGCCAAATTACGCTGCGGAGCTGAGGAGGCAGGACAGCAGGAGCTGTTTACGTTGCTTTTTGGCGATCTGCCAGCAAAGCTGCAGGCGTTGTCAGAAATTGACTTAGGCGGCAATAAAATTACGCCGCAGATAGCTGATAAAGATACTGACGCCATGTATCTTCTAGCAGCAGATTTTCTTAATATTATGTCTGCATATGAAAAAGCTGTGCAGGAAACATTTGCTGTTGCTGATCTGTGGCGGCAGTATTATCAGGACGAAGAAACAGTCAAAGCGCTGGTGCGTGTATCGCTCAGGCTTGCTCATGTTGGCGAAATGGAACTTAAAGCCGCCGCTACGGCGTTGGCATCTGTTCTACGCCAGTATGCAGCAAAATTGCTTTCGGCTTATGATGCCGAACAAACTGCTAATGAAATAATCGACATTTGGGGCAAAATGAGTGCCGAACATGGTATTACAGTGCGGCAGCTTGCTGAAGCAAATGAACAGGCAGGCGGCATTGCTTACCGCTCTGGGATAGACTTTTCGTATTTGCAGGCGTTGTTGGTGGCCTTCATGGAATGTTCTCAGAAGCAAGGTGAAAAAGCCGGCCGTTATTTGCGGGTGCTGCTGTTGTGGATGGGAACGGCTGATGCAGCAATGCAGCTGAATAAACTAGACGTTGACTGTTATTGCCTGGATGCACAGGGACAAAAACAATTACGCCGCTTGCAGGAGGTGATTTTAGAAGCAGCGCAGAAGCAAGCTGCTGACAAAGAGGGCGAAAAACTTTTGCCTGATGTTGCTGCCGGCTGTTTTGATGCTGCCAATTTGGGAGCGTTGTTTGGCGGGTATGCCGCTTTGCAGCAAAAACTGCAGACGGCATTTAGCGCGCAGGGTTTTTCAGTAGTGCAGTATAAAAAATCTGCAGCTAAGATAGAACAAAAATTACTGGCCTTGAAGCAGCAAGGTGACAAGATGCAGGAAAAGCTGCAGCAAAGCAACACCACCGCAGCGCAAAACCTGATGCTTGTACTGACAGAGCTGTTAAAGGGATTGAAAAACTTACAGCCGGAATTTATAGCAGCCTTTCAAGGCGGTACGGAACTGCTGTTGTTATTCAAAACTATCCTGACTCTTGCCGAAGCAGAGCTGGCAGCAGACAGGCAAGGCATTAGTGCAGTCGCAAGGATGCAGGCCGGGAAAGTGAGGGGATCATTATGGCAGTACCATTGCTGATAGCGTTAAAAACTATTGCAGAAATTGGAGCCGCAGTTCAAGCAGTGAACGGTGCTTATAATTTTTTTGAAGACAAAGTAAAGGATGTAGATAAATCACAAATTATACTGGAAACAGTACGTCGCCAAATGGCTCAATATCAGGCTGAGATGGAAGAACAGGCCCGAATTATGAAAGAGCGTAAAGCTTTTTTAGAAGCCGAGGGGCGGGATACGAGTTCAGTGGCCTATGTAAATGCCAAAACCGATTATGATAATGCCAGAAGCAAATATTTTGCTACAGAAGCGCAGCTGGCCAAACTCAGAAATCAGGAAGCTACTCTGCTAGCACAGCTTAGTCATAGAGAACAGATTAATAATTATATGCCGCAGCCGTCAGCAGATTTTGGGCAAGGCTATGGTGGCGGTTATGGCATGCTGGCAGGCGCGCAAGCGGTTGATTACAATAAAATGGTTTCCGAAAACAAAAACTTTGCCGAGAGAAACCGATTGATGTATGAGGCTAAGCCAATTAATGAGCAATATATTGCCGATATGCAAAAAATAATCGACGAAGAAAATGAGTTTGGTACAACTATCGAAAAGCAGGCTGAGAAAATAGATCTTTACAATAGACGGTTGAGTGAACTGGCAGGAGAAAAAACAAAGCTGCAGGATTTCATGAAAACCTTACAGGATGATTTTGACAGTGAAATAGTAAAAAATTCTGAATTGATGTCAGCGATCGGCTATGATACCAGTGCTGCTGATGATGTCAAAGCCGCGCGCATTGCTGCTAATAAAGAGACCATCAGTTCTGTTAAGGAACTGAGCAGTCTTTTAAGTTTAATGGCCGAAATTGAAAACAAGATAAAAAATCTGGATGAGGAACAGCGTAGTGTACAGCAAAATCTAAAGTCCATGTATGTTTCTAAAAAACCGGAAGATATTTATGCGCAAAAGATGCTTACCATGCAGAACGAATACGCAATCAAAGCAAAGGCGCTGGGAACTCCTTTGAATTCGGATGAACAGCGACGGGCCACTGTGGCTCAGATTGAATATCTGAAGCAGGTCATGATCGAGCAGGAACAGCAAATTTATAACTGGGAAAAAGAACTTCAAAGTGACAAAGCTAAAAATGATATGGCAGAATATCATCGGATCAAAAATTTGTTAGACGCTGAAAAAGTTTTACGTGCTGAACATGCAGGACAAATGCGAGACCTTGAATATCAAAAGAATGCCCAGATCCGCGAGGGGTTGGCAGGCATTGCTGTGGACTTCTTTATTCAGGGTAATACACTGCGATCCATTTGGTCTAATTTATGGAAAGATTTGGCGCGTGAAGCTATCCAACGCTTATTTAAAGTTAAAGCCGAAGCCTCATTGTTAGGATTAGTATTGGGACTATTTGGCGGAAAAGAAAAACTTCCGGCAGCTATAGGTGTGACAACCTCGGGAATAACAAACGGCGGTTCTATAACGGTTGGGGGGATAACTGTTCTCAGCAATGCAAACATGATATCCGATGCGGTTATATCATCTAATGCTATAGGTACAATGCACAGCGGCGGCAATGTTATGTCTGGACGTATCGGTGTCGTGCCGGCGCTCAAAGATGACGAAGTATTGCGCACCCTGCAGGTGGGTGAGGAAGTCAACAGTATTCGTGACCGCCGCAGCAACGAAATTTTGGCAACTGTTGCCATGCGGGCGATGGATAATACAGCCAAAGCGCCGACACAGGTCATTATTACGGCGCTCGATTCCCGCAGCTTTGCCGAATACCTGAACGAAAACTCAGATATTTTGCAGGCCGTACTGTCTAAAAACAACGCTATGGGACGCAGGGCCTGACGGCAGGTGCAAAATGGAAAAACAGGATCTCAAAAAGTTTGTCGGTCTGCCCTATAAATTTCTGGGCATCGATTATCATGGTGTCGA